TCAGAAGGTGAGCCTGTTTAATAATAACAAACTGGCTTCACCAATGCAAGGCGGGGGATGAGGGTTGGGGGAGTATAATAAGAATAGAAATAAATATGGGGCGGGGGGAAGGTACCCCCCCCTTTTTTTTATTTAAGCTGGCGCATCGCAGCTACTTCCTGTCTGGCGCTGTGACTTCCCTTTATATATAGCAATTCTACCTACCCCTACGGTATTTTTAATCGTTATTCTACTAATGTGTATTTATTTATAATAAAAAATATCGTTAAAAAAAAGGTAAAATTGTGTACATTAAATCGTTTTCAGGTAGTTAATATACACTTCAGTATGAAAACTGATTAAATCCACTGAAAATTGATTATATTAATGGTTCGCCGTTGCTCTTTACATTTATAATTCGATCTGAATTGGCATACATCATGTGTTCTGGCATGTCTTGGATAGATTGTGGTGTAACTCTCTCGCTTTGGCGCTCTACAAGGGCAGCTATATTGTTGAGACTACCAACTAATGAGGATATATCTCGAGGCGATAGAGTCTTTGTTTGATTTTTATGTTCAAGAAGCTGTTCCTCAATGGCTTCAGCGCCTAGATCAATTAATTTATTAATTTTCATTCGTTTCATTGTCACTTCGACTGGTCTGAGCGACTCGTAATGCTGCATTTTCTTTTTAAGATTCTTCAGCATAGGCAACTTTGTATTCAAATGTTCATCTAATACCTCAAGGCTACCCACCTTAATGGCGTTCTGTTCGCTTTTAGTCAATAGATTCTCTTTGATTGTACTGCTAGCCTCAAGACGCTCTATATTCTCAATTGTAAGCTCTCTAACATGCTTAGATACAGTAGACTTTGCTAAGTTTAATTCTTCACATATTTTTTTATTTGTATAGCTTTTTTCTAGTAGTGCTTTAATTTGGTCTTTGATTGTTCCGTGCTTGCCTTTTTGGCCTGACTTTCTTTTTGTTACCATACTTAAATTATAGCATATTAGAATATTCATTACACAATATTTCTTACTCAAAAACACTTCTTTCATATCTTTATGCGTATTTAACAGCACAAGGTGTTGACGTATATAATATTAAATGGTAATGTCTAGTCTAATTATACTAGTTTTGGGAGGTGATTATAAGTGAATGAGAGCATGTGCATCAAGGATATAATTGATACGGTAATTGATTCGATAGTTTAGTTTTTTAATAAAGGAGCAGCAAAAATGGAAAATAAAATAATTGAGTTTGGTGGAATAGGAGTAAATGACGAAGATGTTAAGAAATTCGAACAAGGGTTTTGGGCATACGCTGAAAAGCAGAAATTAAAGGAGCAAAAAAAAATAGAGAAATTAAAAAAAGAAGCAAAGGAGCAACGAAATGGAAAAGAAAAAACATGAAACGACAATACAGTTAGAGCAACAATGCCAACGAATCGCAGACGAGATATATACAGGTCAATATGATTTTGAAGAGGATTCAAACTATGATGAACCGTGCGCAGCTGATTACTTGAAAGACATATTAGATTACAGAATTACAATATCACGAGACAAAGAGTATATAGGATCACGTATATTAGTTGCCTTTGGCGGGCCTAATATATGGATTAACACAGTCGATAAATGTGTTGAGGGTTATTGGGGCAGTGATGCTGTTAAGCGTTATTATTATAAGGATAATCTTGGCGTTGATGATTACATGGAACAATTATACGAGTGTTCATAATTCAAATAAAGGAGCAACAAATGAGAAATGAAATAATAATAGACTTAGCTATTAACGAAAACAATATATATACTCACGCCAAGCCACGTCATAACATTGAGTGGTCTGATAACCTTAGAATGTTGGGTGAGTGGGGCAGAATGGTTGATTCGAGTAAAAAGATTGAGGAGTAAGAAAATGGATTTTAAAAAAGAACAAATAGAAACTTTATTTTCGTTAGTTCATAAACTCGGGATTAATTACAGCGAAGATATAATTAAAATTGATTTTAATTTAGATGAATGGAAAAAGGCTTTTGTGGATCTTGATTTCATTTGCTTTGAGAATACACGTCTTAGCGATTTAAAAGAAGGGGCTTATGTAAATAAAGATGAAAGACTGAATATTTTTAAAAAAGACGTTCATTATATTGATAAAAAAATTGGATATGAATCATTAGAGTTTAGTGGTGTACAGCCTTCAGATTCCCTTAAAAACAAAGATATATTAAAAGTATTGAGCAAGCGTAAATCAGATATCTATATAATTAAATATGATGCAGAATACTTTATCTATAAAGATTATCCTTGCCATTATAATTACCAAGATACATGAAATATTTAAAAAAAAAGAGTGCTAAATAAATTAGTACACTCTTTTTAAACTTAATCTACACTTAGTAGAAATTAAAAAATAGTTTAACTCAAATTTTTTAACAAGTAAAGGAGTAAGAAATGAAATTAATGACCAAAAAAATTGAAAATAAATTAATTAAGCAACACAAAGAATCAGTTAGTAATTGTGAGGTTGACTGGTCAAGAATACACAAACCGTGGCTTAAGTTATTTTGTGGAAACTTTAATAGGATATACGCTTGGTTGCTATCTGAATACAACCCCGATACAGGTATATTTTTTGGTTTATGCGACCTTGGACTAGGTCTACCTGAGATGGGTTATGTTAGCCTAGATGAACTCAAAAACTTTGCACTCCCACCTCAAAAAAAACCTCAAATATTTTACCCATTTGTTAAAAGAGACAAATTTTTCGTTCCAAATAGCCCTTTATGGCATTATTACATAGTAGCTAAAGAAGAAAAAAGAATTATTGCTTAAATAAAAATAAACAAGGAGTAAGAAAATGAATAAAGAATTTTTAGATAATAAATTGTCATTTAAGGTAGTTAGGGATGATGAGCTTCACAGATGGGAAAAAGGACAGATATGGTATTTGGTTGATAAACATTTAGACTCTACAGATGAATATATTGATCACGACGAAAACCTTCCCATTAAACAAAGAAAAAAGAAGAATCATAATTATGAGTATCATTTAATGAATATTGATTCTGGTGAGTGGGATGTTTTAGATCAAGATAACTTTGACTCATTTAAATTATATGCAGATTTTCATGTTGATGGGAAGGAGTAGGGAATGAAAAAAAAATTAAAAAAGCTAAAGGAAAAATGCATTGATTTATTTAATGAAATAAACGTAATTGATATAGGCCCATACGACTATATGAAAATTCATTACACAGCTAGTTTTTACGATGAGCCTATAGGAAAGAATTGGGATGGGTTTTATTATAATGGTAAAGATTTTGAAGATATGATAGATGGAGTTAAATGCGGAGGAGAAATTTGTTTTAATTCTACTGAAGAAATAATAGATTTAATCCCAAGAGCTAAAAAATATAATAAAAAAACTGCTCATATATATATTCGGCGTCGGGTTATATTTCGTCGTGCAGCTACTTTTTTGAATATTTTCAATAAAGAATTAGATTTGGAAATCGGTTCGATATCTATCCCAATAGATGACTTATAAGTAGTGATTTACATAAATAGGTATAAACAAGGAGTAAGAAATGGAATTAATTAACTGGGACTATGAATGTATTAAAGATTTAATTGTGCAATTAAAAAATATTGAATCTGATTGTAAAGAGACAGGATACTCACTAAAAAAAAGTGAGTTATTATCAGATATACAATATTACGCGCCTTTTAAGCCATTATTAGATTATTATAATAATACCCCTCCAATTAAATTTCTTAAAACTTGGGGTGAATGTTATAACAATTTTATTACAATAGATAAAAAAGGAGCTGCTTTGTGTATTTATACCAATTTAAATTTAGTTCGTGTTAAATTAGGTTATATGTATAGCGAAAATAAAATTCCTGAATCGCAAGAAAAAGAAGAAACAAGATGCCTTAAAGAACTATTAAAATTCCCATGTTCCAATGAGTTGTATCTAACTATTGAGCCAAATACTGTTAAAAATATGATTGTAAATGAGGGGCATTGGTATTCGTGGAATTATCATGATTCTTTACGTGAAGATGACGAAGGGGAAAAAGAGGACGAGGCATTATTGGGAATAAATCAAAATATTTTAAGTATATATAAAAATGTGAAAAGTGGGCTAAACAAAGAATTTATATCAACTAAAAATAATGATGAATACTTTCTTGAGCTTCCTGCTTTAATTAAAGAAGGTTATAGCTAAAATAAAGGAGTAAAAAATGAAATATCTTGCAAATAGCACACTAGCACTAAACGACTTGAAAGGTGCTTTAGTTTCGAATGAACACGGGGATAAGTTTCGCATTTATGACTTTAAAATTGCCCTTGATAATTTAAATGAGGTTTTAGTCACCCTTATAAGTTGCGAAAATGACTTATCTCTTAAATACTTTGAAAAAGAAATTAGTGTAGAGCTATCATCAATGAAAAATTGGACAATCCAGATACAAAGAGGTTCTTATCGATATAGCCGAGAAGAAACGATTTATAATTCTCCAAAACCAATTTATGACGTTGAGGATGATGATAAATATTCATCTTATGATGATTATGATCGTTTTGAGTAAAAAGGAGAAATAAATGAAAGAATTTAAACCTTATGATGGGATAATTAAAATATTCTATTTTTTAAAATTCAAAATCCGTCAATTAAAATTTGATATTAGAGTTTATTTTCAATCACGAGGCAAATTAAAAGTTAAGGTAGATGAGCATTACATCTACCATTGTATTGAATGGAAGAACTTTGAAAAAGATGATACAGGTTATGTTGATTGCTTTTCTGATGGATGCGCCATAGTGATAATGAATGTTCGACCTAAATACCCTTGGTGTCTTCGCTGGGGTCAATATGTACATAAAGTTCCTTGCGATAAGATAATTGTAATTGATTAAATAAGGAGAAAAAAGTGAGTAAACAATTAAGTGCAAGTCAATTAAAATTATTATTTGACGACATAAAGAAAACGAGGGTTTGGCCTATATTTTATACAATGAGAATGAATGATTGTTATCGGATAATGGATGAGCTCAGATCAAAAAAGGTCAACGTTAATGCAGATGTTATGGAACAAGAGATCATCTTATATTTTGAGTCAAATAAGTACCATAGTAGTGGCATTTTTGATGATGGTTATGACTACATTGAATATATAAATGATCCTAAGTATATGCTATAATAAGCACCCTAAGTGATTGTTGATCCAATCACCTAGAGCTAAACAAATTAACCTAGTTAGGAGGATAAAATGTCTAAGACAAATAATAATGATATTTCCCGTATAAGACAATTAAATAATGAATTTCGTGCAACGTTTAAAGGTAGTGACGTTATTGAAACGGCGAGTGTCCGAAAATTAAATGTAAAAGATCACGCTCAGGTAATCAGCATAGTCAAGAACTTTACTGGTTTTTCAGATAAAGCTGATGACGATTATTCGTTTGGGGTTTTCTTTTATAAAGACGAAAAGTTTATGTTCAAAATAGATTACTACGACAAAAGTAAACTTAAATTCAGTAAAAACCCAGCAGATGACAAAGTAACGTGCAGAGTTATTACGATCATGAAAGCGAGGTCACTATAATGAAATGCGAAGTTTGCTCACTTGATTTTAATGCTTTAAGTGATGATAATGTTGGTTTTTTGGGTATCCGCAGTTTATTAGATTGCGAGGAGCCTAAAACAGATTTAAATTTAGATAATTATTTCTGTTTAGACTGTGCAAATAAAGTATGTGAGGAGTTTGACGGATGAAAGAGAGCGAAAATAGAATAATGTATAAGTTAAAAAAAGTGAAACTAGATTATGATTCGTTCAAACAAATGGTATTTACGAGAAGAATTAATGACATGATTCGTACTTCAAACAAATGGTATTTAGTAAATGAACCTAAATTGAAAGGTTTTGGGATTTATGAAGATTTTCATGCTTACCGAAAGAATGAAGAATTATTTTATTTGTTTTGCTCGAAATCAAATATACGCTCGAATTTGAATCACTATATGGGTCTCAACAAAGAAGACATGAGAATATTAGAAAAGAACGCAGAGATAATACACTTAAGTTTTTGGGAATCATGCAATCTTATTGTTAAAAAAACAATATTGACACAATCTTTTTATTTAAAATTTTTAATTGAAAGAGAAATTTATAAAGCTAAACACAAATTAATTAGTATTGAGAAAAAAATTAACTTAATTATAGTTTCAATTATTATTCAATTAATTACTTTATTTTTTATTTTATTGCTATTAAAAGGAGTAGGACAATGAGAAAAATTAAATTTAGAGCGTGGGATACAATAAGTAAAAAAATGACTTATGGGCCAACAGCTGATAATCCATCTAGCATTTGCAAGGTGCTTCTCCCGATGCAATACACAGGACTTAGAGACAAGAACGGGAAAGAGATTTACGAGGGGGATATTTTAAACGATAGTAATCTACCTGGAGTCATAGAAAAGCAAGGGGTAGTTGAATGGAATGCCGAGGGATATTGGCATTTCAAATTCATTTTCGATTTAGACTGGGGTTTTAAGATTTCTAAAAGAGAGCCGGAGTTTTTAAGTCGTGTATTATCTGATTTAAAAATCATAGGCAATAAATATGAAACCCCTGAGTTATTGTATCTGACACAAGTAATGAAAGGATGGGCACCCGGAACCTTAGATTTACTGGAGAATAAACAGGAGGATGAACAATGAATAAACGAAGAGAAATATTCGGTTATGCAAGAGTTTCTACTAACCAGCAGAGTTTAGATATTCAAATTGCTGCATTAATAAATAAAGGTTGTCTTGAAGGAGATGACCCACAGCGTATTTTTACGGATATAGAATCTGGTAAAAGCATGGAAAACAGAGACGGCCTTAATAAACTCTTGGCACGAGTTGAGCGAGGCGATATCATTTATGTTAAGAAACTAGACCGTTTAGGTAGGAATACCCTAGAGATGTTAGAAATTATCGAAGAACTTAACAGCAGAGGCGTTTCGGTTAATTTTATTGACGATCATTTGAGCACTGAAGGTGAAATGGGAAGAATGGTCATTACAATTCTGGCCGCAGTAGCGGAAGCGGAAAGGTGTCGGATAATGGAGAGAACCAATGAAGGTAGACAAGCGGCTATTGCAAGAGGAGTAAAAATGGGCAGAAAAGTTCTTGCTACTCAAGCCAAAATTGACGAGATCATGAAACTCACAAACGAAAAAGATCAATACGGAAAATCTGTCCATCCTGTTAAAGAAATATGCAAGAAAGTTAATTTATCTTTCTCGACAGTTATGAAGATTCGGCAGTCCATAAAAAAGAAGGTTGAAACAGCAACTGATTAGGATTCATTTTAAAGTTTCGTTAGCAACTAAAATAGGGGACATTTAAAACGTTACTAACGAAACTATTAATGATGACATTTTATTATACCACAAAACGATCAAAAACAGTACAAACAATCAAGCCCTTTCAAACTATAGCTTTCTTAGCTAAATCCATTCTAAGCATCTTATTTAATCCATCTGCAACTTTTTTTTACTAATGGTATAAACTTATATTAATAATCACACATATTGCCAATCTCGTTTAAATTTAAACCCTCTGAGATGATGCTGTATCAATATCAGATGGCTATCTTTGCTTGTCATGATTTAAATCTTGCCTCTTTTTTAGTTGATTTGTTATTAATTTTTAAAAAAACCCCTCTTAGAATCACCCTTTTTCTTTTTTTAATTTTTCTTTTTCTTTCTTTTGTACTATATATAACTAGTATACTATATATATAGTTTTCTTTTTGGTTACTTTTTCTTTTCTGGTTACTTTTCTTTCTTTTTCTTTTTTTTGTTTTCTTTTTATTAGGGGGTCTACGCAGGGATTGTCTGTAGTGACGGTACGAAATAGTGCATATTAGTGCAGTTTAGTGCAGAATAATGCAGAATAATGCAGGTTTTTGAGAAAAATAGTGCAGTTTAGTGCAGTTTAGTGCAGGTCGGCTAGAAACCTGCTTTCTCGAGGTCGTCTTTTCGTGTGTACAGGATGTCGGTATAGAATTTCAACTTGGCGATGGCAAACGATGGTTTCTGCTTAATGTAACCTACTTCGTAATTGTCTATCTGATCAAACATCATTTGCAGATTATAAACATCTTCATTGAAATAAACTTTTTTGTATAAATCTATTAATTTTCTGATGTTTCTAATTGATGTTTTTTTCTCTAATTTTTTTAGTATTTTTGCAAACAATTCCTTGTTAAATGAATTGATTGACAATTTAAATGAATGTGAAACTATATTAAGTGACAAATTTGAAAGGTTTGAAAAAGATGATTTTTTAATTTTATGAATTTTTAATTGATCTTCAAGTAAATTGTGAAACTCTATTTTGTGAGTTTCTTTTTCTTGTATTGATAAACTTTTAATTTCTTTAAAAATCTTCACACAACCCACCTAAAAAAACAAATTACCTTGCATGAAAAATAAAAAGTGCTAATATATATAGTTGACACTACTATTCAGACCTCCTTAACAGGTTTGATGTAAAACGCCTTAGATGTTGGTAGCATTTAAGGCGCTTATTTTTTTTATAAAACTTACTTCTTAATAATAACATTTTTTTTTGCAAAAACAAAAAGAAAAAATAATAACTAGCATTTTTTTGCCATTTATTAATGTCTAAAAGTTTACTTTTAGAGCTTTTTTGTTTTCCTCTAGGCAAGAAATATTTAAAAGTAATTAAATTCTGCAAAATTTGAGGCTAAAACTTGGCAAAAAAATGCTAGTAAACAGCGCTACTATGTAGGGCATGGAAAAAACTCTACTAACAAAAAAGGAATTAGGCCAAAAATTAAGATTAGGTCGTTACGCTGTTAATAATCTGATTGAAACAAAGTTGTGTGACGCTGTTGTTAATGTTGGCCAACGACAACTTTATAATTTCAAGACTGTTAATCAGTTATTGTCTAATAAGAAAATTAAAATAAAATCAGCTATTGGAAAACAGATTTTATACGAATTCAATAAAATAGCCAGCTCAAAATATAAAAACATTAAATCTATTAACCTTATCGAGAACCTTCTCGAAATGGGTTATACCAAAGAAGATGTTCTGTTAGTCGCTGAACATAAAGTGTATGAGTCTGACCAATTTAACGGATTTTCCTGTCCTAAAAACCCAGTTGGGTTTCCTAGAAAACACATATCTCCTAGAACGCTTTACAACCCTGAAAAGTTTGAATCCTATTTAAAAAGTGCAAGAGGGGCGTTAAATGAGTAGATTTAAACCCTTTATCGATAATCAATGCCCTTTTGTTGAGGCGTTGTCTGAAATTGGCGATTTTCTTCATGCCCCTAAATTAAACGACACTATTAAAAATTATGCGCGTAAATTAAATGAGCAGGGATTTGCCGTGGATGAAGTTAAAAAGGCAGTTCAGCGCATTATTAACTCTTTTGATAGGTTTCCTTCCTATCCTGAACTCAAACGAATTGTTACAAGCTGCAAAGAGACTGTTAAACAGGAAGAAGAAGATATTGTACCGCGCTGCGACAAATCGCACGCTAAATTTAATTTCTGTTCAGATTGTATGTTTGAGTTGGGTTTAGATTGCCGTGATGTTTGGTCTTATTTAGATGATAACGAAATTGAAGTGCCTGAAAATTATACAGAGATCGTAAAGACGACCTCCAAATCAGATATGTTCGAGTTGGTTTTAGGAGAAGCAATAAAAACGCTTAAAAAAATTAATCCTGGTGGCCTTATGGGTTGTTTTAAAACATCCAAAAAATCGGATAAAAAAGAGGTCGAAAATGAAAGTTCTTGACCTTTTTTCTGGCATCGGTGGCTTTTCACTTGCAGCTAAATGGGCTGGTTATACAACTGTTGCTTTCTGCGAAATTGACCCTTATTGCCAAAAAGTTTTAAAAAAGAATTTTCCTGAAATTCCAATATTTTCAGATATTAAAAAATTAAAAAGGAGTGATATAAATGGATCAATTGACATTATTACAGGGGGATTCCCCTGCCAACCGTTTAGTGTCGCAGGACGAAAAAAAGGAACGGAAGATTACCGTGACCTCTGGCCGCAAATGTTTAGAGTTATTAAAGAGTTCCAGCCAACTTGGGTTGTTGGTGAAAACGTTGCTCACTTCGTCAATATGGCATTCCAGCGCACGAAAACTGACTTGGAAAGTGAGGGCTACGAAGTGCAACCACTTATTATACCAGCTTGCGGTCTCGGCGCGCCCCACAGACGAGACCGAGTGTGGATTGTGGGCTACTCCGAACACAATGGATCATTTACCGCAGAGGAGCAAAGAGTCACTAATCAAGCAGGCAACAACGACAAGGAAAGGGCGAAAAAAACCATCAAATCTAAGAGAACAAGTGGATACAGAGACAATGAGGTTATTTCCTACGCCAGACGCAACGCCGAGGGGTGCGCGAAAGAATCAAAACGGACATCAGTTCAATCTTCAAGATGCAGTGAAACTATGGCCAACACCAAAAGCCAGAGATTACAAAGACAACGGCAAAAGCCCATCAGAACTCAAGAGGAACACAACAACATTAGCAACTCATGCTGGTGGTCAGTTGAACCCGACGTGGGTAGAGTGGCTAATGGGGTACCCAATCGGGTGGACAGACTTAAAGGATTAGGCAATGCCATAGTTCCACAAGTTGCATATCAGATATTCAAAGGGCTAAAAAATGAAAAAGCATAACATCGACACCCTCGAAATGCTTAAACTTCTTAAACGAGAAGCAGAACGAATATTAGAACCCGAAACAAAGCCTTCAACCTTTACAGACCATTTACTTTTATCATCGGCAGAATATGCCGCAGTAGAGCTTAATTTATCAGGTAATAAAAAAATCCCAAAGTGGATAAAGGAGATGCGGAAAAGACATATAAAAAAACGTGCTAATCGATTTTAAAAACAAGGAGAAATAAAATGGAAAACCAAAAATTTAAAAAAATATTAACGGAAAAGGAATATGTAGCAATAGCTCAATACATGAAAGCGCAGCCTGTAGCATGGCAATATTATGAGCCTGTACTAAACTCACTTTTACAGTTACCTGACGCTGAAAACAAAAAGAAAGAGGCTAAATAATGCTTGTCGAAAAAACGCATTGGAAATCGAACCCAAATAAGAAATATCTAGGTCATTTTGATTTACCTAATGGTGAAGATGTTATTTTGACAATCGAATCGGCAAAACTTGAGCATGTTTTAAATCCCACAACTCAAACAAGTGAAGAAAAACGAGTAATCAGGTTTCAGGAAAATTTTAAATGGCTAAAACCATTTATATGCAATGAAACGAACGCCGAAGCAATTGCGAAATCAACGGAACAAAACTACTTAGAAGACTGGCCAGGTTATAAGGTTAAATTATCTGTCAGTAGCGTGAAGGTTGGTCGCGACATGATGGACGCGATTCGAGTTAAAAACGTACCTCAGTCTATACTAGAAGACAAAGTAATTTCTGCGGCTGAAGTTAAGGTTTTAAATAAAAAATTAACGGAAGCCAAAAAAGACAAAGAGTCAGTTTGTAAGGCACTTGGAGTTCAAAGCATAGATAAAATCCCGTCACACAAATACGAGTCAGTTGTTAATCGTTTAAACGGAATTATAAATGAAAATAATTGATTGTGTTCAAGGTTCACCAGAATGGTTTGCTTGTCGGGCGGGAATCCCGACTGCAAGCCAATTTAACAAAATTGTGACAACCACAGGTGAAATAAGCAAATCGATGAGGGAATTAGCCTTACATCTAGCCTCGCAAGTAATTGTCACAGAGCTTGAAGAATCTTACACAAGCATAGCGATGGAGCGTGGAATTGAGCTAGAACATGAAGCAGTCGAAAAATACCAAGTACAAACGCTCAATCCAGTTGAGAAATTGGGTTTTATGGTTGGTAATAATTACGGCTATAGTCCTGACGGGCTTATTGGAGAGGATGGGTTACTGGAAATCAAATGTCCTCTACAAAAAAACCATGCTAAATACCTGGCCGCCAAAAAAGTACCGTCTGATTACAAAGCCCAGGTACAAGGTGGGTTGTTTGTGAGTGATCGGGATTGGTGCGATTTCGTTAGTTATAATCCTACTTTTGTTCCTGAATACCAACTTTTAGTTGTTCGCGAGTACAGAGATGAACAATACATAAGGGCGTTAAGCAAAGGAATTAAAAAATGCATTGAAGTGCGAGATGAATTTTTAGAAAAAATAAGGAGGTTAGGTTAGCGAAATGGAAAAGTACCGTTTAGATGTCAACGAAATTAAAAATTTAAATGATTTGAAGTTTTTATTCAATATACTAGAAATAAAGATTGGAATAACTGAAGATAGGTTTAAATTGGCAATAGAGCAAGAGAAGGAACCCCGAATAATTAAATTATTCAGGAAACTCATGACTCAACTATTTAAGTTAAACATCAAGCAAAAATCGCAGACTAGAAGGCTATTCAAACGAACCTATAACGGGGAAGATACTTCGTTTACCTAGCATATTTTTTAACAACTGAAACAAGGAGAAATAAAATGATAAATTTAGATTTAAATAATATCGAGACAAAAGAAATAAAAAGAATTGATGTGGGAACAGATATACCAGTAACTGTGACCTATGTTGAGATAGACTCACGAACGGCATCAAAAACCAAAGCGGTCTATGATGCTTTAATTGTGACCCTGAAAGATAAAAATGACTTAACATTGAAGTGTACAATACCAATGACAGAGGGTTGGCTTTGGAAGATTAGAAGTTTATTTATTGCTGCGGGCTTATCAAAAATGGAAAACGGCAAAGAAGTTATTTCAACACAGGAAGAGTACGAATTAGTAGGAAAAGAAATTTTAATTGATACAGAAAAAGATGGAAAATGGATTAATGTTGTGGCTATTAAAAAAATAGAGGCTAATAATAAGAAAAAAGTTAAAACAGAAACCGAAGCCGCTATAGATTCTCAATTACCCAAAGGCAAGGAATTAAAAACAGTAAACACACCTCCTGAGTTTGGGGATAAATTAAAAGAAAACTTGGACTTCTAATGACACAGAAAATTTTCATGTTTACTGTACGTAAATACAGAATTAGAAATGAGGTCGCAAAGCAAAAGATATTGGACAATAAAATTTACCTTGCCCCTAAAGAATCTTTTAGGCGAAAAGTTATTGAGGATATTGAATTATATGCATCACAAATAGGGAAAAAATTAATTTTAAACAATGTAGGCGTAGCTGATGAAGGTATTGTTGAGGATATTTGTGTTGATTTTGATATTGCTTTCCCTGACAAATTTAGTGTTTCATTAACTGTAAATTTTAACGGAAAAATTCTGTATGTTTCATTAGATAAAAAAACTAAGATTTTGAAAGAAAAAATTATATTGTAAAAGGAGAATAAATTGAATAGAAAATTAACGGATACAGAATTAGAGATTGCCGCAAAGAAAATGATTTTGTTGCGGTGGGACAATTATGGCGACCCGATAAATATGCTTTGCAAAATTGCAAATAAATGGAGCGATATATTACCAATCGACCTTAATTATTCTTTTACTGCGGCTGATGTGGCAAAAATGATGGCTTTATTGAAGCAATGTCGCTTAAGTTTTAAACCTTCAGCAGACAGCCAAATAGACAAACGCTCATACGAAATTTTAGAGCTGATATGTATGGATAAATACAAAGATGATTCATTTATTGAGCAGCTCCGAAAAAGGTTAGACTCATGATTAGCGTGTGTGGGATCGATCCTGGGGCCGAAGGTGGAATAGCAATAAAATACGCAAAAGACGAAGTTGTCGTGTTAAATATGAAAAATAAGACAGAAGTCGATGTTTGGGAATGGTTTTTAAACCAAAAAGCACCTGATGTTATTTATTTAGAAAAAGTAAATGCAATGCCTAAACAAGGTGTAAGTTCGGTTTGGAAATTTGCTCAAAATTATGGAATGCTTAGGGGTTTTATTATTGCAAGAGGAATAAGTCTAATTGACGTTACTCCTAATAAATGGCAGAGCGCGATCACTGGCGTAAAACTTAATGACAAACAAAAGAATGAGATTTCAAGAGAAGTAGAAAAGTTGCCAAAAGAAAAGCAATCTACAAAAAAAAAATCGATGGAATATACAAAAAAAAAGAATAACACAAAACTTTGCGCTCAACTTCTATTTCCCCAAATAGAAGCAATTACACATGCGATTAGTGACGCGTTATTAATTGCCGAATATGGCTACAGGGAGCAACAAAATGCAAATTAACAATGTTGATATAAAATTGAAAGAGAATTATGTTAATGAGAATGGACACAAATGCAAACAAGAAATTATATTTACTCATAAAGAAAATGAGTTTTTAAAAATTAAAATTGGTGGGTTTGTGATGGATGAGGAAACGGTGAGGACTGATTATTTTTTTCACAAGCGGTTTTTTGAAAACCTTAAAAAATTCCTTCAAGATTCAAGCTCATTATCCTCATAATAAGTATATAATGCCGCTCTACGATGGATAAATGTATTTTCGTCAGGGCTTAATTTCGCAAGTATTTCGTCTTTTTTTTGCGGATTAAGCCCATCACACCAAACTCTGAAATTATCTTCTCTGTGCTTGTCTTGAATAGCTCTCAATCGATCCTGTTCTTGATATCGCGCCATCATTTCTTCAGCTTCTTTTTGTTTTTTAAGAATTTCGACTTTTTCGGGGTCGTGAAATGATCCGCCATCTAAACTGGTTGACATGAAGTAACTTTTTTTATTTTTAATTTCGTTTCTAAATTTTTCATCATTTTCCAAACGATGTGCAAATCCATGAATTGATTTTTGAAATTCTGCGGATGTTAATTTTCCAGCTTTATAAATATTTTTCAAATCGTTCATTCCAAAATAAATCTTTTCATTTAGTTTGCAAAAATCGATTGATTGCCAATCTGGTGGAAGCTCTGTTGTTGTTGTTATTTCATTATTGTAGTTATAACTACTACTACAAGGAGAGCTTGTCTCCGATTCTGTCTCCGATTCTGTCTCTATTTTGTCTCCGTTTTGTCTTCGTTTTGTCTCCGTTTTGTCTTCATCTTTAAATTTTTCTTTAGCTATTAATAACTTGGAATAAATAGAATTTTCCAGCTCATATATTGTCCATCCACTAACCCCTCTTTTAAATTTAAGCCTTATTAAATATTCTAAAGATTCTAATCTTTGAATCAATTTTTTTGCCGTACTTACAGACAAGTTTGTCATTTCAGAAATATACGTAGCTGTAATAGGAGATGTGACTTTGCCTCCATTTTGTAAGCACTCATCAAATATATAAAACATCAATTTTCTTTGGTTTTTCGTTAGTTCTGAAACATTAAAATCTGTCTCCGATTTGTCTTCGTTTTGTCTCTGTTTTGTCTCTATTTTTGTCTCCGTTTTGTCTCCGATTCTGTCTCTGTTTTGTATCTGTTTCGTCTCTATTTTGTCTCCGTTTTGTCTCTGATTTGTCTCCGATTCTGTCTCTATTTTGTCTCCGTTTTGTCTCTGTTTTGTCTCTGTTTTGTCTCTGTTTTGTCTTCGTTTCAAATCAGATTTATTTTCACTTTCCTTCTGATTTTTTTCCCGATATTCTTCAAATTTATCGTATTTTTTAGGGTCGTGAACTTCTTGAAAAATGGCGTTCAAAGCAAGGTATGTACTATTATCTTTAGCCATTCACATCCCCATTCACTCTAGCCAAAAACTCTTCTGCTAAAGCCTTGAAATCTTCACGCCCGCAATGGTGAGTCCTAGACCCTTTCATTTCGGATTGAACTTTACGTTGCGACAATGCATTAGGAATTAACGTAGTCCTTCTAATTTTAGTCTCAAAAACAAGCCCAGGGCGATTTTCATAAAGACTTTTAACATAAAATTTACTCATTTTATTGTTATAAACAAATTGGTTTATCAAATAGCCTAAATTTTGAACTTGAGAATCATATTTTTCTTTTACATATTCAATATAATTTTCAACTTTCATTAGACCTTTTAAGGAGAAATTACACTCAGATAAAACAGGGATTATATAATAATCGGAAGCTATCAAAGCGCATGTAACAAATGGATAGATACCCGGATGTGTGTCCATTATTACATAATCAAACTCCTTTTTAATTCTTTTGCTTTTATGAATAATATTTTTGAGGCAGTCCCAAGGTTGGTTGCTTGTTTGGATGTCGTATTCAATTAAAGGAATATTATCTGATCCCTGTACAATTGAAATATTTTTATATCGTGTTGGCAATATCGCAGAATCAATTAAACTATAATCCCGAAAAACTTTCTCAATATTAAAATCATCTAATTGGTCAACAAAAAACTCAGTTAAATTTAATTGGTGGTCAAGGTCAAACAACAACACAGAATAATCTAGCTTGCTTAATTGATGAGCCAAATGTATGGAGGTGCTGGTTTTACACACTCCTCCTTTATGATTTAAAAAACTTATAACTTTCATAAAAACTCCTTTAATATAGACTTAAAGCAAAAGTTACAGCTTTTAAGCTATAAAGTCAACACTTTTCCAAATTAAAGAAATTTATTTATGCAAAAAATATTGCTAAAATCTTAGCTAAATTTTCATGATCTATAAAAATTATTTTGGTGTATATTAAAAGAAAAACAGCTGCTACACCGCCAAAACTCCACTGAAAAACTCTAAATTTCTGATGCACTTGTTTAAATTGTTTATCAACCACATCCAATCTTTCGTTTATTTTTGAGTGAATTATCTTATCATTTTCTTCAACGCAGACAGTTCTGACGGTTAGCTGCTCAATACGTTCATCAAGCGCGTCTATCTTCTGATGCGTTGAATCAGCTTTTTTATTAAGTTTCTCGACATTTTCAAATTGGCGAATAATGTTCAGCTTATCATATTCTTTCCATCTCTTAATTGACTCATTGCTCTGCGGTACAATTACACGATCCTGAGTCGTCTTTATTTGCTCAATTTCTCTGGCTAAATCACTTAATATCTTATATATATCAGCCTCAATTGGCATGAATCAGGCCCCACAGAAACGCCTCACATTTAGCTGCAATCAATTTAGGTGACAGGTTTGTTTTTAATTTACTATTTTTCAAACCTAAGTAAAGGTTAAAATAGGCATAATCAACATATTCTGAGCAAAAATATTTCTTTTTACTTTGTATTTTAAGTCCAAAAAAACCAAATAAGACACCACTAAAATCATATTTACATTTTTCAGATACTGAATTTTCAAGAAATGAAATTGTTTTTTTTCCATTTTCAGAAATAGGGTCAAAAGGCAATTTAAATGTAAATTCCGGCTGATTTGTATGTTTATTTGTTTTTACCATCCCTTTTGCTTTTGCCTCATAAATTCCAGTTTCGTCAATTCCTAAAGCCTCTGGCAGCTCAATTGAAACATGGTTAATCTTTGAATTTGTCACCGTTCTTATAACAGATGCAAAGATCATATACCAAGGGCTTTTATAAAAATGTATTTTTATTTGATTCCCAGCCATTTTTTATTTTCCCATTCGTTTCATTTTAATAAACGCTCTAAACAAGCCCATTAGTCCAAATGTAGACACAAAAATGCCAATAAAAATAAACTGAAAAAACCAAGGCGTTTCTTCTAATATTGCAAAACCTCGAAAAATGTAAGGTTGTAAGCCAGGAACAAATGCCCCGACAAAAATAAATAATATAGTTAGGGCTAGAACCTCGTCCAATATCGTTTTTTCTTTTTGTTTTAAAGCCACCATGTCATAACTTGCATCATTCTGGCTTTGAGCTGTTACCATTTGCGATTCAGCCTCAACTTTAGCTAAAGCGAGGCGGCCTTTAGCCTCTGCCATTTTATAAGCATTTTCAGCTTGCAACATTTTAAATTCTTCTTTTTTCTCCATAACACCTGTTACTTTACTTGCTATGTTTCCAATTGCTCCTAATCCTAAATTAAACATTTTCCCTTCTCCTTTTTTTGTTATTTCTAAATTAACTTCTTTATCAATTAATAAAAATTCAATTAATTTAGAATATAATTTTAAATATGTTGGCCGTGAAATTCCTAGGCATAAATCTTCCTCGTTGCGTTCTTTTGCCATTGCTATGCAACCTTTGACTTCGTATGGTTTATTAGCGGGATGAAATAAAATAAAATCACGGCCATCGATAATTATTTCGATCATCCCTTTAAACCCGCCTGTGTAATCTGTTTTTTGTCTT